GGAACGTAAGGACACTGGTCGCATCTATCTGATGAATGTTGACCATGCGAATGATCATGGTTCGTTTATTAAGGAAGTCGCACCTATTCGCCAGTCAAACCTGTGCTGTGAGATCGATCTGCCAACAAAGCCATTGAATGATATAAATGATCCTGATGGAGAAATTTCTCTTTGCACACTAGCAGCTGTTAACTGGGGGAAAGTACGTGACCCTTCTGACTTTGAACGTCCTTGTACTCTTGCTGTACGCGCTCTGGACGAGCTGCTTGACTATCAAGATTATCCAGTTCTGGCTGCTAGAAAAGGTACTATGGATCGACGTCCTCTTGGTGTCGGTATTATCAATCTTGCATATTGGCTTGCTCGTAATGATCTTTCTTATCAAAATATAGATCATGATGGGTTGAATAAGCTGCACGGATATGCAGAAGCATGGTCTTATTATTTGATCAAAGCATCTATTGATCTTGCAAAAGAAAAGGGCGCATGTCCTAAGAGTGGAGAAACAAAGTATGGACAGGGTATTTTCCCTATTGACACGTATAAAAAAGATGTTGATGAATTGGCTACGCCGCAATACCGTTTTGCATGGGCAGAATTGGCAAAAGCAGCAAGAGAGTACGGAATCCGTAACTCGACGCTCATGGCGCTCATGCCATCGGAGACATCAGCACAGATTAGCAATGCGACAAATGGAATCGAGCCTCCGAGATCGCTCGTATCCGTTAAGCAATCAAAGGATGGAGTCCTTAAACAAGTCGTTCCAGAAGTACGAAGACTTAAGAATAGATACGATCTACTTTGGGACCAAAAAACACCAGAAGGCTATCTTAAGATCGTGGCTGTTCTCCAAAAGTTCATCGATCAAGGCATCTCGGTCAACACTTCATACAACCCGAAGTTCTATGAAGAAGAAAAGATTCCTATGAGTGAGATGATCGGTCACCTGCTGATGTTCTACAAGTACGGTGGCAAGCAGCTGTATTATTTCAACACGAATGATGGTGCTGGTGAATACGAAGAGAAGCCACTGCCAGCTAGTGAAAATGTCGAGGATGATTGCGATTCATGCAAAATTTGACTTTTGAAAAAGGTAAGGTATACTTAGACCGTATCGATAACCAGTATGTCTTCATCGAGAAACGTGGAAACGTGACTGTCTTTGAGGACATACTGGGTCGGACGTGCAGGAATAGTAATGGTCGTTACAGGTGGGACGACAAAGATGACAACATGGATATAATTGGAGAATTGAATGAGTATGACAAGGATTGACCCACCTATTCCGTTGATGACTCCAAAGGGTCGTGCACTTGCGCACTTCTTGATTGATACTGGTGTCGAAAACGACTTACAGTGGGTGTGCTTTCAAGATGATACTGGCGAGTGCTGGACCTGGGAAAATGCCTATATAAGAGCCAGAGTTAATCGTACTGCAGGTAGGAAAAAGATTAGCGAGATCAAAGAATGAGTTATTCAGTTTTCGATTCTAATAATAAAAAAGATCATACAACAGTAAAGGCATTCTTTGATCAGACACCTACTGTTGCACGCTATGACAAGCAGAAGTATCCTTGGATTGACAAGTTGACAGATCGTCAGCTTGGTTTCTTCTGGCGTCCAGAGGAAGTTGACATCTATAAGGATGCGAAAGACTTCAAGGATCTCACTGTACATGAGCAACATATTTTTACATCCAATCTTAAACGTCAAATTTTGCTTGACTCCGTCCAAGGACGAGCGCCTACTGCTGCGTTTGGACCGATATGCTCGCTACCAGAACTCGAAACGTGGATCACAACGTGGGCATTCTCAGAAACAATCCACTCCCGCAGTTATACTCACATTATCCGAAACATCTATCCAAACCCATCGAAAATCTTTGATGAAATGATGGATATCGAAGAGATCGTTGATTGTGCTAAAGATATCAGCAAGTACTATGATGATTTAATTAGTAAAAATTCTCAGCCGAGCAGTAATTATTGGGAATCACCATCTACTTTGTATGCACATAAGAAGGCATTGTGGATGGCTCTTATGTCTGTGAATATTCTCGAAGGAGTTCGTTTCTATGTCTCGTTTGCTTGCTCGTGGGCGTTCGCTGAAGTCAAAAAGATGGAAGGCAATGCAAAGATCATCAAGTTCATTGCACGTGACGAAAACTTACATCTTGCTGGAACACAACAGCTACTCAAAGCGTTATCTAAAGAGGATGAAGACTTCGCCAGAATTGCAGAAGAAACAAAAGATGATTGCATTCGACTTTTCACCGATGCTGTTGAGCAGGAGAAAGCATGGGCGAATTATCTATTCAAAGACGGCTCGATGGTGGGTCTCAACGAAGCTCTCTTGAGTGAGTACATTGAGTGGATCGCGGGCAAGCGCATGCAAGCAGTTGGTCTGCCTACACCATACAAGGGTGGTAGCAATCCGTTGCCTTGGACACAGAAGTGGATCAGTGGCTCTGAAGTTCAAGTAGCGCCACAGGAAACTGAGATCACCAGCTATGTTGTTGGTGGTGTTAAGAAAGATGTCAGCGTTGATACATTCAAGGGGTTCTCATTATGAGTAAAAGCTATCTTGGTGGTTCGACTTTAATCAAACCAAAATATGATAAACACAGAGCCAGATACCTACGCAAGCGTATGAAAAAACATATTAAAAAATTAAATGATGACCTGCATCGCGACGAGCAAATTATTGAAAATTTCAAACCAGAATATATCTTGATTAAGAAAGACGAGTTATGAAAGATTTGGTAAGCAGATTAAAAGCGTCTCGCCTCTGGTCTAAGCAAGTTCATTTCGACATTCTTGTGACTAAGTGGGCAGATCTATTCCCTGAAGACGTTTGCACAATGCTCGACAAATTTGATAAATTATATCAGACACCTACTGATTATCGGAGTTGGCTAAATGGAAAATGATTATCAAAAAGGATACCGACAAGGTTTCCTAGACGGTTTTCATGCTGCTGAAAATACAGAGTTTCCTGCAGTTCCGAGTAGACCATTACCAAATAAAAATTTAGTAGGATGTGCTGTTTGTGGCATGGATTTTAGTAAAGGTGCTTGGGGATATGTTTGTCCTCGCTCTGATTGTCCAATAAGAGTAACTTCATCATCACTTCCGACGACATGACGGGCAAAATTATTTTATTGAACGACATCTACGAGATGCGTCGTAGAAAAGAAGAAGAATTAGCATTTTATCATGAGCAACTTGACAAGCTAAAGCAGAAGATGTTCTTCCTTCAGAAGGACATCGAAATCACAAACATTTGTATTGAAATCATTGAGAAGGAAACAGTCATTGACGTAAAGAAAATTATAGAGGAAAAGAAGAATGGAATTTGAATGCCAAGAATGCGGTGCACAATTTAGCGTACAACACGAAGAAATTAACGAACCAGAGTATTGCCCATTTTGTAGTGAAAAGTTAGTTTATGAAGAAGATGAAGAAGAAACAGATTGGGACGAATGAATAAGTAGAGGGAACAAACATTGGAGTTCCCTTTATGTCGTATGAAAACCCCTGGCTGTACAATGGTCAAGTTGTAGATTCTGAATTGCTTGACGAATATATCGGTTTCGTTTATAATATAACCAACCTAACGAACAATCGCAAATACATCGGTAAGAAATTACTAAAGAGATCCAAGACAAAACAAGTCAAGGGTAAGAAGAAACGTATGCTCGTCGAGTCAGACTGGAAGCAATATTACGGTTCGAACAAGGAGTTGAACGCTGACGTCGAACAACTCGGTCCAGATAAATTCAAAAGAACAATTATTCGTCTCTGTAAAACGAAAGGCGAGTGCAATTATTGGGAAGCGAAGTACCAGTTTTTGCTTGACGTTTTGGAGAAAGAAGGTTATTATAATAGCTGGATATCAGTGAAGGTTCACAAGAAACATATGCCCACGTAGTCCAACGGCAGAGACAAGAGACTTAAAATCTCTCAAGTGTCGGTTCGAGTCCGACCGTGGGTACCAATTTAAAAGAGTGAAGCATGGCAAGAGAGTTTAATATCGACGAAGTCCGCGAGTTTATCTCTAACAGTTCAGAGGCAACTTGCATTTATATTGGTGCTGATAGCGAACGATACCGCAAGGATGAAGTATTCTTTGCTGACTATACGGTAGCGATTGTCATTCACCATGATGGCAAGCATGGCTGTAAGATCTTCGGTAAGGTAGACACTGAGCGCGACTTCGATAATCGACACGATCGTCCAGCCATGCGTCTCATGAATGAAGTATATCGAGCATCACAGATGTATCTTGATCTTGCTGAAGCAATCGGCGAGCGCCACTGTGAAGTTCATCTTGATATAAATCCAGATGTAGTTCATGGTTCATCATGTGTAATTCAACAAGCTATTGGTTATGTGCGCGGTGTATGCAATGTAGTACCTTTGGTTAAACCAGAAGCATTCGCAGCTTCTTACGCAGCAGACAGACTAAAAGAAATTCTAGCCCAAGCGGCATAAGGAGGTAACATGTTCTATACAGATAAGGTAGAAAAGACAGGTCTTCAGTACGACGAAGGTTTGCGTCAGTTCATGCTCAGTGTCTATAATCAGATGACACTGGCGCTGGTTATTAGTGGGTTGTTCGCGGTCGGCATCAACATGAGTCCAATCGCGATGCAGTTAATTTGGGGTACACCATTCAAGTGGGTAGCTATTTTTATGCCACTAGCGATGTCGCTGGCTTATGCTTTTTTCCAAGCTAAGATGTCATTGGCAATGACTCGAGCTTATTTTTATACATTCGCTGCGACGATGGGAATTAGTTTGAGTTTCATTTTTATGATCTTCAAACTCGGTAGCATTGTCAATGTGTTCTTCATTACAGCTGCCACGTTTGGTGCTGCTTCGATTTATGGATATGTTACAAAGCGTGATCTGACTAAGATGGGCTCGTTCTTGATGATGGGCATGATTGGTTTGGTTATTGCTGGTCTAGTTAATCTGTTCCTACAAAGCTCAATGATGACTTTAGTTATCAGCTGTATCTCTGTTCTGATCTTTACTGGTCTCACAGCGTACGACACGCAGGAACTCAAGCAAGTATATGACGAGCTGTATGATGAAGAAATGGAAAAAGCTGGTGTAACTGGTGCGCTGAATCTTTACATTAATTTCATCAATATCTACGTCAGCCTTCTCCAAATCATGGGCGAAAAGAAAGAGTAAATGGATTTTTTTAATCCACAACTGATACAGCATACCCCACCAGCTATCGTTACTATTGTTGATGATTCTGGTGGGGAATTCTACGAATACATGCTTCGTATGAATAAATACCGTACAAGCGGCGCGCAAATAGCTTTAATCAAATGTCGTTCCGCTTGCACAATGGCGCTGAGTTTACCTAATGTTTGCGTATATCCACATTCGGTATTGAAATTTCATGCTGCTTATTACGAGGATTCGAAACATATTGCTGAACGAGAAACTAAGATCTTGTTCAACATGTATCCCGTAGCAGTTCAACAGAAACTTGGTTCTCTCGAAAGAGAGTTTAAAACGCTAACTGGTAAACAACTTATCCAGTTAGGTATTCGCTCGTGTAGCTTAGTGGCCAAAGCCGACCGCTCATAACGGTCTTATCGGGGGTTCGAGTCCCTCCGCGAGCACCATTCAACAGGAGGATACATTATGGCACATCCACATAAGAACCGACCACGTAAGGGTCGACGAAAGATTGGATCTAAGAAGCGCAAGGCTAGGCGCTTGAAGGGGAAGCGTAAGGGCAAGAAGTGAAATATCTAGCATTACTAGGCGCGATCCTGTTATCGGGTTGTGCTACAACAGAATCCCAGAGCCTAACAAGCTCTGGGAAAGTAGTTAATAGAGCCTACCACGGAACAGCTAGCTGGTATCAGTGCTGCAAACGCACAGCCAGCGGTGAAAGATTCGATCCTAATAAATACACAGTGGCGCATCGTACTCTACCTTTTGGGACGATGCTAAGATTGACGAACGTAAAAAATGGTAACAGTATTGAAGTTATCGTGAATGATAGAGGTCCGTTCGTCAAAGATAAAGAAATTGACGTTTCTCGTGGAACAGCTCAGGCACTAGGTTTTTTCCATAGTGGTACAGCAAAGTTGCTGATAGAGGTTCTCGATAAGCGTCAATGACGAAAGGAGAACGGTATGTACAAGGCAATTTTAACTGCAGCTGTCGCGGTGGCATTCTATGCTCTACCAACGACATCGGCTGCGGCGCGACCAACTTCTACAACTGTAGAACAAACACAAGTAAAGAAAAAGCCCGTTAAGAAGGCTAAGAAGAAAGTTAACAGACAAACAGTAGCTGCAGTTCAGCCCGCACCAGCGCCAGTTGTTCAGTACGACGAGAACACTGCTCACGGATATTGGTTGGCAGAAAGAGCTCGTAGTGAATCAATCGCATCTATCACACCAAAACGATTGACCATTGATGAAAAGCGTAGATTGATTGCTAAGAACTGCAATTTTTTCAACTGCGGTACAGCTTCGAAAGTTGTTGCTGAAGCAAAGAAGTGGGAAGGTAAGCATGCGCGCTCGAATAGAGCAGAGCTTGCTAATCTTATGAGAGAAGGCAACAATCAGCAGCCCGTGGATCCCGTACGTATCCCATGGTGCGCTGGTTTCGTCAATGCTATCCTCGCGCGCACGGGACACGAGACCACTGACAGTTTGATGGCTCGTAGCTTCCTAAGCTGGGGTGCAAAAACAAAAGATCCAAAGGAAGGCGACATCGTCGTTCTCACTCGTGGCAGAAGCCAAGTGGCAGGACATGTTGGTTTCTTCCAAGGTTATGAGTGGTACGGTAGCCAGCTCTATGTAAAAGTACTCGGTGGAAATCAGAACAAAGCTGTTAACGTAGCTTATTTCCCTGCGAGACAAGTTCTTGGATACAGAACAGCACAAAGCTAAAAGATATGTACTGATTCAACGAAAGGCGAGTCAGTACATAATACTTGACTCTTTAGAAAATAAGGTTATACTAATAACTGCGAATCGTAAATTAGCTATGGATCATTTGAGGATATACAATGAACGTGAAGATCGACAAGCCTGAAGTTCCTAGTATCGAAGATCATCACTACTATATGTTTTATAAAGATTTCAACGCTGACTCTACAGCGGATGCGATCGCGTTCATCCTAGAACGTAATCTTATGAAGAAGAAACCAGCATGGATGAAGTTTATCATCAACTCTCCTGGCGGCGAAGTTTCTTCAGCATTTGCTCTTATCGACACAATGAAGGGTTCCAAGGTTCCTATATACACTTATGGGCTTGGTGAGATTGCCAGCTGTGGTCTGATGACTTTTATTGCTGGTCAAAAGGGTAAGAGATTTATTACTCGAAATACAGCAATCCTATCACATCAGTATAGCTGGGGTTCATGGGGCAAAGACCATGAGCTGATGGCTCGAGTAAAAGAGTTCAATAATACACAGACGCGCATCATTGAACACTATAAGCGTTGTACTGGGTTGTCTGAAAAAGAAATTCGCAAATACTTGCTTCCGCCAGAAGATGTCTGGCTAACTGCGAAGGAAGCAGTTAAATATGGTATCGCAGATGAAATCGTGGAGTTTTATTAATGAGCACACCAGCAAGTTATGGTAATGTAATTACTGAAGTTCAAATGAACCAAGATGAAATTGATTATGTGCAAAATATAATCAAGAATATGCCAGAAAATGGTTTGTTTGTAGAATGGGGTAGTGGTGGTTCTACATGCGCTTGGCTAGATGTTCTTGGTGAAAATCAAAAGCTAGTTAGTATTGAACATAATGAAAGTTGGTATAATCGCGTAACAAGAGGCGTAAAAAATCACTTTGGTGATCTAGGCGATAAATTTCGCTTCCTTCATATCCCCGAACAACATATCGAGCATGGCTACGGTAATCCATTGGAAGAACATCCGATGGGTACAGACAAGTATCTTTTGCCGCCAGTAGAAGATCTTTTTGATGCAGATGTTTTCTTTATCGATGGAATTGCTCGCGCAACTTGTGCACTTGTGGTGCTTTTAAAGCATACCAAGAAGGATCCCGTTATTTTTATTCATGACTACGTATGTAGGGAAAAGTGGTATGACTGGGCTACACAATTCTATGATGTTGAAATCGTCGGCGATCTCGAAAAGAAGTCGACACTTGCTCGCTTGCATGTTAAAAAAGATTGATTACGCATTTTGGGTAGAATGGGCGTCAACAGCAATACTAATTATCGGTGTTGCGTTGACTGCCTGGAATATCTATCCCTTGAACGTATACTTTTCTTTAGCTGGTAATTTCGGGTGGGCAGTTATTGGTGTAATGTGGCGTAAATGGTCGCTAATAACTATTCAAATTGTTGTAACAGTAATTTATGTCGCAGGATTGATAACTAATACGTAGTAGGATTTAAGATGAAAAAAGTTTCCTGCGTGATGCCAACTTATCGTAGATTTAATTGCGTTGAGAGATCTATTGCATTTTTTCTCGCGCAGGAAACAGAACTTGATACTGAATTAATTATAATGAATACAGATGTTGATCATCCACTGGAATTAGATGATACTTTTAGTGATATTGAAAAAAACAAAATTATAATTTTCAATAACAATATAGACTATC